ACGTTCTTACCAATATGCACACCTACAAGGTAGCCAATAGTTACACATATAATACATACTAATACGTTCATTTTAATTCCTCCTTATCTTTATATCCTATTACTATACCATCGTCATTAACTATAGCTTCGACATCTCCGCATCTAATACTTCCTTGAACTGCTGCTGTGTAGGAAAACTCTGCGAGCGCTTCTTGGAGTTTGTCGGAAGATGGTCTTGTCTCTTGCGCAAATAAATATCTAGGGATAGAGGTGCGATCATAATATGTGACTCTTTTTGCATAGTTTTTCACCGCCTTTTTGAATGCGCATACTTTATAATATTGGTACCATTTATAGCGTACATAAAAGCTTACTTGATCTGGTTCGAAGATAATTGTATCTACATGCCACCCAATATCATCCAAAATATGATTGATAGTATCTGGCACCTGGCCTACTCTAGGGACGATTATACATGTCTTAAACATTACATTCCCTCCTTCATAGTTTTAAACAACTGATTAAAGCTGTCATCATTGAACTCAACTGCGTGGTAAATATCTTTAGAGATGTCCCTCGTATCGACTGGGGTTTCCTTTGGTAACTTACCAGCGATTAACGGGCTCTTGCCTATTGTCTTCATAACCGAATTCAGCTCGATATATTTTGACAGCTTTACAGCCTTGAATCCAGACAAGTCTACAATGCCAGATGCAACATGAATATCAAAGATATTGTTGTCCAGGTACACCATCTTCTTATCAAGATCTCTTGCTGAGAACGGAATAATCATACTCTGATCATTGTCCCGGTATAAGAAGACAGCAGACAACATGCCTCCACAATTCGGAACTAACCGAATAGAATTGCAATCTGATGCTACCTTACTCTCGTAGAAATGACCATCCAATCCAACGAAATCCTCAACATACTTTACTACCATTTTTGTTTCCTCCTTTAATTTAAAAAATATAAAAGGAGAAGCCTATGTAGGCCCCTCCTAGTTTTTGTGATGTTTTTTCCAGATATGTTTGATGATAGCATAGATTATCAATCCTGCCACTATCACATCTCCGAAAGTGAATAATATTGAAATACCTCCTGCTAAAAGCAGTGCTATTCCAACTACTATTACTCCTAATAAAATAGCTCCTAAAATTGCTAATGTAATCATCTTACATTCCTCCTTTCATCTCATTATACACTATGAGATTTTTGCGAGGCGTTCGAGTTCTTCCATGATAAGGTTAATGCCTTCGATTTTTCCTGCTAAACGTTGCGATTCAACAAGAATATTTAATCCTTCTACTGAATTTTTGTCAGGTAATACTTCCATTTTTTTATTCAATTCTTTCGATCGCGCTAAGATCTTCTCCAATTCCTTATTTGCGAAATCGTACATAATTGCTGCTTTGTTGTTTTCTAAAAAATTTTTTACTGTCATTTTGACTCCTTTCTGCGAAAAGCTTAAAGGCCATGTTTCCATAGCCCTTAGACTTTAATCTTCCTCATCATCTTTTTGGTTTTTCTTCTTGAATGGACGATCAATAATCCCAAGCCCTATGAATTCAATCGCCATAATTACCACTGAGATCGCTGTTCCGATCAGTGTCATTTTGATCCATCCTCCATAAGTAATCTGTTTGCTTAATAATCCTTTCATTGTAATTACCTCCTTATGATAATAGTTTATTTCTCATTATAGCATATGAGATTTTTGCGAGAAAAGAAAGAGCCAATGTTTCCACTGACTCATCCTAGTTAGAATAGTAAAGCTCCTATTCCAAGACCGATTCCTACCAATGCAATTACTGGTCCTAAAATCGCTAATGTAATAAATACCTTTACTATGTTTGCTAAGAATTCTTTCATCTTTTAGCTCCTCCTTTCTTCCTATTATAGCAAAGGAATTTATCGCGAAAGAAGAGAGGACCTGAATCAGTCCTCATCTTTTTTAATGACTTTCATTTTTGCTTTTTGCGCAATCCTTTCTAAGTCCTTATCCGTATACCCGAGTGCTCTAAGAGCATTTTCAGCCTTGGCTATTTCCTCCTCTACCTTAGCAGTTTCTTTATGCTTTTCTGTAAGGATTTTGTCAAGCCTTTCATTTTCCTCTCTTAACATCTCCAGTACTGGATCTGATTTATCCTTTTTGCGTTTAAATAATCCAAACATATTAGTCACCTCCTATTATAGCAACAGAATATCTTGCGAAAAAAGGAACGGGCTTTGAATCACCCGCGTCCCTAGATTTCTATTTAGTTTTTGTTTTGATTTTTTTTCTTTCTGTGATCGAAATACGTCTGCAATTGGAAATACTCCCAAACTGATGCGAAATATCCAACGGCACTAAATGTTATTCCGATCCAGATACCTACATTGTAGATCATCCAGAATCCAATGAACATTAGTAACGTTGGTGCGCATACAAAGCTTAAAGCTGACACCAATGCAAATAATTTTTCTAATCTTTTCTTCATATCAAATTACCTCCTAAATGTTTAATCTTCATTATAGTACATGAATATGCTGCGAAAGAAGAGAGGACCTGAATTAGTCCTCATCCTCATCGTCATAACTAAACGCCATTGCTACAAAATATGCAATAATTCCACATCCAAATGCTACAATTGGGTTCATGATTCCTACCATAGTCAATACCGCAATTACAAGTATTGCTACTGGGAATATAGTGATTAACCAACGTCCATCTTTGAATATCTTTAATAATTCTTTCATATTTATGTACCTCCTTTAAATACGTCTCTAGTTCCTATTATAGGAAAGGAATTAAATGCGAGGTAAAAATATAAAGCCCATGTTTCCATGAGCAATATATTTTGATTTGTTGGTTTATTTGGTTTTCTTTTTGATAAGTTTCTCTTCAATGATACTCCAAATTACTAAACCTGCGCCTATACCGATCATAGTAAGTGAGGCACCTTTGATAAGTCCGTCACGGTACATTTGACCGCCGAAGTTTATCAAAGCGTTACACTCATCACTACTCATCTTATTAGCGAGATTTTCAATAATGTTCTTCTGTTCATCTGTGATAACACTACTCATATAAATCACCTCCTATTATAATAACAGATTTATTTGCGAAAAATGAAAGGCCTAGATTTCTCTAGACCCACATTTTGATTTAATGTTTCCACATTGAGACAAGGTTACAAGTTCTTTTTGTAGGAAAACTAACCTTGATTTCGATATCCTTTTGTAAATCATCCTCATCGAGTGCTTTCATAGCGTACTCTAAAGCCGCTTTTGCTTCACTCTTATCCTTTGCCTTAACAACTAATACCGTTCTCATGTTCTTCATAATAAGTACCTCCTTATAATAATGTCTCTAGTTTCTCATTATAGCATGTGATTTATTTGCGAAAAGAAAGAGGCCTTGTTTAAGCCTCTAACTTCTTTAAATACTCGTTGTGCATTTTTGTCATACGATGACTAAGTTTCATAATGCTGACGATTCCTCCAGATAATCTGTACAGACCATCATTATCGACACTTTTATATTCGATATTATGATCTTTACAATATCCTCTAAATTCATCATCTAAATCCTCTATAACTTCCATATAGCCATGTAATTTCATAATAGTTACCTCCTTAAAGTATTTAGTTCTCATTATATGATATGAAATTTTTGCGAGGTAAAAGAAAGAGACCTTGAATTAGGCCTCTTCAGCTCGTTTCAGTATTTGCTTTAAAATATCAACGCACTCTTGTCTACATAGTTTATCTGTCATTAAAGCTGGTGTATATTCTCCACGTTCTTCAAGTTTATCTTTATTTTCTTCATAAAACTTGACAATCCCGTCGTTAAGCCATATCTCAGCTTTGATATCAGATACTAACTGATCATATTTACGTTTGTATTTTGATTTAAACATACTGATCACCTCCTATTATAAGGCCTGAAAATTCAGCGAAAAAGAAACACACCCTGAATTCTTGGCGATACTCTGACGTCCCTAGACCCTCGTATAGAAAGTCTAGAGACATCGTATGCACGTTACTGCTTTCTAGCTGCAGCAGCTTTGCGCTTGTTATGCTGACTTGTGCTAATACCGAGCAGAGCACCCAGAAAAGTGTCAACTGCAGTAATAGTTCCTACGACCTGGTCTCCATATGGAAGCCCCCAGATGGTAGCAAGTGTGAAATAAAGAGTACCAATCGCTGGTAAGGCAATTAATGCAATCCATTTAAGAATATCATACTGTTTATTTGTTAACTTCATTTTGACTTTCTCCTTCCGATATTGGTGGTACGGTAAATATTTTGAGTCGGTTGACTCCCTCCATAACCCTCTTTGCTGAGCCATTTCCGCCTAGGGCTTTGTACGGTTCATAAAGGTAGTCGCTCAAATTCTCATATTCATCTTTTGTGATCCATCCACGTTCAATGTACGTCATTCCTAATGCTACAATGCGGTCGTGGGCCAGTCCAATGAGCATCTGACTTTGTAATGATTTTTTGTCATCTTTTTTCTGGAGCCAAGCCCAGAATCCCGAGGATGCAATAACCGAACACAACACAGTGACGATAATTGATACGATACTTTCCATAATCTTCCTCCTTATGCGATTACTTTATCAAGCTCATAAGGAATAAACATCCATGCGTCATTACCTAATACAGAATAAGCTATTGAAAATATCTTAGCTCCATAATCGGCTATAAAGTTGCAGACCCATTCTTCCGCTAATATCCAATATTCTGGTTTTACAACCTTATGAATATCGTCTAGCAGACTGTAACTAACAAGAGCACAATGACCTAGCTCATGGATAAGAACTTTCATGAGGAGTGCACCATATAAGCTCCTCGACATGAAAATAGTTGCAAGGTTTGGGTCTGTGGTGGCTAATGTCATTTTTCCAGTCCTATCCATAAGCATTTTGTCATTTGGGTTTACGAACTTTATCCTCCATAAATATCCATTCATTGAGAATCTGTCCATAATCGCAGTTCTCTTTAGATAGTCATGTTGTCTACTAATGTAGAAAGTTCGGTTTTCATTGCACGCTTCAATTCAGGGCTTGCTTCGCTCCAAATATCACGCATAGAGATAATGGCCTTCTCGACATGTTCTTTTCCACGCTCTTCCATTCTCTCTTTGTCTTCTGATGAGCCAGTTTTCGTGTAATGTTTTCTTGCATCAGACCAAGAATCATACGCAGCACCATAAGTGCTAACTGGCTTATTCATCATTTTTGGTTCATTTTGATCCATATAACCGTAACGGAGCTTCATCTGGTCTGCGAACTCTGTTGGGTCGCCTGTTAGATACTGCTGCATAGTGTAGTCTTCACCTTCTAAATATGGCATATATCCATATCTAGATCCGTGCCCAGCTGAAGCGTATCTACCGCTAGAGGCGTATCGATTTGGGTTGTAACCGTAAGACCCATCTCCCATAGCCTCCACAATCGATTTGTAGTACCTTGACTGCATGCAGTAGTTCTCAGCTTCATAAATATCTTTGATCATATCAACGACTTCACCCATTTCATGAGCATCTACGCACTCGATTCCATGAGAAAGCTGTTCCTTGACTGAATCTACAAGAGTTGCCTTAATAGAACAGAGATCTTTCATCTTTTCCATTTTGATGACACCTCCTTAGGCAAGTCTACGGACAATAAAAGCACTATTAGCAGCGACAGTTACGTCCGTAGTACCAGTATTAGTCACGGTTATACGATCGTAGTCCCCGCAGCAATTCTTGATTAAAGTTGAAGTAGCTACGTTATTAGAAGCATTGGCAGCTCCTGGAGTAGCAACCATAGTTGTCTCTGGCATCGTTGCTCCTCCTAATTGGAAAGCAAGCTGTACAGGAGTGCCTGCGACAGCGCCCGAGATGTTACCAGCAAAAGAAGCTTCATAAATGCCATTAGCTCTCATTTTGACAGATCCAGTGTTTGCTCTATGACACTCAGCGCAACCTGTCTTAAGAAGAACTTTGTCAAAGGTAATGGACTGACCAGCAGTCAATACCTGATCAGCAGTATTTGATAATTCAATCATTTTATAATACCTCCATACAAGGGAGAGCCCGTTTCTAGACCCTCCCTAATCATTTTGACGTTAATTAGCAGCAACCGTTATTACTTGATCCACAGTAGCATCCAAACCCGTAGTTTGCGTATGGATTTGGAACTGTAAATGCCGGAACAGCAGCTGGACGTAACTGATTAACAAGATACTGGTTCTGAGCACACTGAGATGCTGTAAGCTCCAACTTGTTAATAGCAGCCTGCTGGCTAGCAATTGTCTGATCTTTTGCATCCATCTGCATTTTGACCATTTCATCATGCAGAGCACGATAGTTGGCATTATCATTGTCGATAATGTCTCTTGTCTGATTGCTAATTGCATTGGTGATAGCGCAAGTATTTGTGGCCATGTCATACTGAATCTGAGCCTGTCCCTGGCGGTTCTGGCAGCAGCAATCAGCTAACTGTGCCTGAATGGCATTTGTCGACTGTAAATTTGCGATATTAGAAGCGTTAGCACTGTCACTGATAGCACTCTGAAGAGCGTTAGTAGACTGCAGCATGCTAGTATTCATAGCATAGAAGCCATCGCAAATTCCACTGTTGATGCCATTAAGCTTATTAAGAATTGACTGGGTATCAAATCCTCTCTGAAGATCGCCATTAGTTGCACAGCTCTCTCCATTTCGTCCCTGGCCACCCCAGCCATTTCCCCATCCGCCGAAGATAGCAAACAGGATGATTAACACCCACCATCCGTTTCCATTGCCCCAGCCATCACCATTTCCATCTTTTGTAACAGCAGCGATATCTGAAAGACTTGGCGAACTACCCATATTAAACATAATTACTTCCTCCTTATTTTACATGGAAAAACTGTTCTGCCTGTCGGATAGCATCTTCTTTACTTACCCCCATAGACTTACAAATGTTCTCTGCAATCTCCTGCCCTTTTTTCTCATCGCCAGATTGAATAACGTTAATCATGCTTTGAGCATTAGGGTTATTAGCAATATTAGGATTCTCCTTTAGAATCTTCATTGCCATTTGCTGAATACATTGACTTATCATTCTTCTTGTCCTCCTTGAATCGCGACTTATTTTGATGCCCTTGCCGTTTGAGCATATTCTCTATTCTGTCAAGCTGAGCTTTTAATTCTCCGGTGTTATCACCATTTTGGCACTCTGATTGAGCCTGCTCATTCGAACTTATAGAATAGATAATGCTTTGCAGAACGCCATTGCTATTCCACTGCTTAGCAATAACCATCTTGCAATCCTCTGTCATAAACAGACAAATACTGCCATCCATTGGTATTTCTGCAGGCACAATATCCTGCTCTGAAGTTACAATCCTTCCTCTGATTGGAATAATTGGCCGTTGATTTGCCATTGCGTTTGCCAGATTAGGCTGCCCTACAGTCTGGTTATTCATAACTTGGGGATTATGAATAAGTTTTGGTCCTCCATTCCAATTTGGTTGGTCTACAGGACCCATAGGCCGTCGCATTCCTTGGGCGTCGATGTTTGGTGTATAATCCATAGCAAAACAGCTCCTTTCCTATTTTGATTTAAAAGTTCTTATCCCTAGACACAAACGAGTAAAAGTCTAGAGATATTATTTAATTTTCTTTTAACGTCACTTGGACGGTTAAGAATTACTGCAATGGTATCACCTCCCCAAACCATTTTGATTTATGTCAAAGACTCGCTAGTAGCCTCCGATTCCAAGCTGTCACCGTCTGTTGTACTAACTGGGTCATTCTTGTAAGCTCTGATAGTAACGTCATTAGATAATCCGTCATGAATCTCAATGACGTTGTCCAGCTTGAACCCGTCGAATGTAGTGACATTTCCATTGTCGTCTGTAATCTCCATATGAGAGATATTGTCAGCGTTACGAGCCGTAGAAGCGATTCTGTCAAACACTGCTGGGGATTCATATGTTGAAGTAATGTTCAGATAAGTCTTACCTGACTGATTCTGAGCATACTCTCTTGTAAATTTTCGAATATCAACAGTCGTTCCATTTCCAAATTTAAGTTTCATTTTGATCCTCCTTACTTAATTCTTTAAGCATATTAAGTTCTTCTTCTCCGATAATAGGAATGGCCCATTCATCCGGACAGTATATTTTGAATCTCTGTTTCGAGTGTTTCTTACGATACCACTTGTTCCAAAAGTATGCATTTGCAAGTGATCTGGTCTTGTGCATATCACAAATGTAGGTACAGCGCGAATCCGGTGTTCCATTTTCCTGATAGTTGTATGCAGAGCACCAACTGCAACCCTCGGCAATAGGGCAATAGAAACATTCATCACTAGACTCTGTCCTTCTGTCGATTTTATTTAAGCACTCGACGCACTGCTTATCACACTTTCTCTGTGCAATTCCAAAATTGACGTGGCCAATTCTAAGAGGCTTCCGGGATGTACCTAGACTGCTTTCCATATATCTGATGCATGGGTAAAGCCATCCATCTGGGTCCATTGCTAACATGAAGCCAGTTCCTCCGCACCAGTTTTCAAGATCTGTTTCTTCCTTTGGTTTGAAGAAGTCATTCTCGAATAATGCCATGAAATGGTCATTGGCTAAGTCATTTTCAAGCCAATAATCGGCTAACATTTTGAGCTGCTCATAATAGATTTTCGCGTGCTCCAATGTCCATCCTTTTTCATAAACGACGTTTGCATTGATATCTTTGTATCCAAGTTCTACCATATGCTTAATCGCCGAGAATAGATGCTGCACATTACCTGGCGCTATGGTGATCTTAGAGCCCATATAGTATCCCCTTGATATCCAATCACGAGCTCCAGCTACTGCCACATCATAAGACCCAGTACCATCTGGAAAGACTCTACAAGCATCATGCAGAGCCTTATTTCCATCGATGGTAATTGAGAAAGAGAGATTATGCCGCCATTTGTTCAGGAACTTCTGAACCTTAGGCTCAAAATATAATACACCATTTGAGCAAATCGAAATACAGAATTTTGTTGCCCATGGATGCATCAACTCGATAGCTTTATCATAGAAATACGTGCAAATCTGATCAATAAGATCCACACATAAGAAAGGCTCTCCGCCAATAAACTCAATGATAATACCAGGTGATGTAGAGGCGTCGATGTAGTTACCGAGGCGTTCATCTCCGGTAAGAAGCATATCAATAAGTTTCTTTGCATCTTCGAACTTCATTTTTCTCTTGCCTTTGTTTATCTGGTAACAGTAAGTACAGCACAAGTTACACTCGTCTGTTACTTGAAAAGTCACGGTACGAGATAAAGTTCTTCTGTCAGATGCATTATTTGTAATAATTGTCTCAGGATACAACCTTCCGATCATATCCTGAAACTGTTCGAACTTCTTCATAGGCTTAGCCCTCTAATACAGTAATGTGTACGAGGTGCTCTGAAAAGTCTGTTACTGCCCATCTGAATTTAACATCTTTTCCTTCATGCTCCAGAACACGAGGCTGTAAAGACTTTTCTAACTCAGCTTTAGCAATGTCGTAGGAACACTCAGCCTCTTCAAGCAGTTTGTGATAATGCTTAAATGGTACTGAGTCCAGCACTGAAGCATCCGTATCATCTTTCGCCGACTCAAGCATATGAGCTACAACGTCTTTTCTAGTCATAACCTCGTATGCAAGTCTCTGTAAATAGTCAGCTGTTTCCTTGTTAAGTCCTAATGTAAAGTTTTTCATATTAGTTAACTCCTTTTCTTTTAATAGTTTTTATGCTTTGATATTAAAATGTAATTCTGAATAAAAAGTGTTTGCATATAGCGCTAATGGAGCTCCAGAACCAGTTCCAATTTGCAAATGGTAATTTGGATAATATTTACCATTTAGCACCCATGAATATTTATCATCAAGCTTTATTGATGGGCTATTGTTCGCCATTTTGCTAGCGTCTAATAATTTGTCGTTATTATTCATAAAGTTTATTGCCAAAGAATCCCAATTTGTTTTCTGATTTAAAATCGTTAAACCATCAATATTAAAGCTATACTCTGTTCCTTTTCTAGTTACGCTTACAGATTTAGCAGTTACTAAATCGGTGTCAACTGCATAAGTCCATTCACCATTGGCAATCAGATCTACTGTTTGGTCCTCAACTACCCCCCCCTGAGACTACGGCACCAAATGCTTGAGCTTGGCAGGTACCTGTACACGTTGCTGAGCAGGTAGTAGCACATGCGTTTTTACATTGTCCACTACATCCATTACTACACCCGTCGCATGTTCCAGTACATGAGCCATAGCATCCAGAACCGCATCCTGAGCATCCACTACAGCCTCCTGAACATCCACTACAGCCGCCTGAACATCCAGAGCATCCCTGGCATCCAGTTGTGCATTCCGATTCACAAGATCCTTCACATCCGCTACAATTACTAAAACAACCAACCTCACAGGTTCCTTCACATCCCAGATAACACCCAGTACAACTTCCACCACATCCGCTTGATCCTGAGCATCCTCCACACGACGAGCATGACGAACATGAACTAGCGCATCCAGTACAACTATAGCAAGTTGCGCATGATGATCCTTTACCTTTTGATGAACACGAACTAGAACAAGATCCTCCACATCCAGCACATCCTGAGCACCCTTCACACGACCCACTACATCCAGAACAACCACCGCAGGATTTTCCACATCCATTGCAATCTCCACTACATCCACCTTGGCATCCTGTACTGCAGCCGATACAACCAGAGCAAGCATTGCATCCCCCGCAATTACCGGAACATCCGCCACATCCACTCGATCCACTGCCACCAGGTCCTCCACCAGATCCACCAGATCCAGTACATCCGCCTGAGCAACTACTACATCCACTACACGTGCTGCCACATGTCCCTACACATAGTCCAGAACATGCTCCACGACATGAAGAGGTAGCCCCATCGATTGGCTCTTGAGATAATGAGTCCGTATAAGACAGTAATTCATTATTGAACGATGATGGGATCTTAGAGCCTGTCTTAAGATCGGCAGTGTTCAAGTTTCCATGATCTTTAATATTCAATAACGGCTCGACTACTTTTTTACCTTGGTCCGCTGTGACTTTAGTTCCGGATGTAGGAGTTGTGGAGAAGTCATACGATGCAGATGCAAATCCAGTCATAGAACCATTGTATGCTCTACGCTGCATTTCTGTTTTTACCTTGGCTTTAAGAGTGTTCATTTCTGCCGCGGTAAGAAAATTAGGCATTATCTTCACCCTCCTTTTTAAAAACTTTATTTGATTTTTCCTCCCGGGGATTTTTTATATCTCGTTTTTCTTTGTCTTTTGCAAAACGATCATTTCCCGATAAATACATTACATATTACCCCCCCCCATTTTGAATTATCCCCACGTCGCTGCTAATGGTGCCCACGCAGAACCATTATAAAACCTAGCTACACCTGAAGTATCGATCCACAGAAGCTTAGTATTGGCTGGGGCAGAAGCACCGTAATGATATCCTCCAGGATCATCTGATCCAACTGGATACCAACCTGGACCTCCAAAAGAACCACCGTATGGTATGTAAACATACATCATTTTACTATTAGGATTATAGCATAACTGGCCAACGTACGGCGAAGATGGAAACCCACCATTGGAAGCAATATATATTCCAGTGCTAACAGTATACCAATATTTTCCAGTATAAAAATATAAAGCATTCGATTCATCTGGGTTAATCCACAAATCTCCAGGCTTAGGATTTGTTGGTTTGGATGCTCCATAGCTAACTCCGCCAGACTCGGCAGATTTCTTGATTGACTCTAACAGGTATTTACCATTTGGCGCATCAGCATGGAATGACTGAACATTACCTGGAGAGATAATATGAGTAGCCCCATCGAATGCTTTTAGATCGAAATTAGGAAACTCTGTAGCCTGAGTGATCTTCGTGGTTGAAACTTGGTATGGGGCTATATCAGTGGCAGTTTCTCCTTCTTCTAATTGAACTTGAATCTGACAGTCAGTTACGGTTATTCCCGATGCAATATAAATGCCTAGTTGATCCTTAGCCCCATCTATTCTTGTAAACGTAAAGGTTGTTGATTTTGTACCATTTGTTAAAGTACGTATACCAGCTATATCTGTGTTTTTATTATCTTTATTATTTGCTAAGCATACAGATGCTGTACCATTTTCTACGTTTAGAGTCATGGTATATTTATTGCCAACTGTAAGACAAGGAATTAAAGCATCTGTATACAGTGTATAATGCGCGGTATCAGATGCTGTCCCAGAAGCATGTATTACTCCTTTTGAATCTACAGTAAAAGTTATTCCGTTTGTAGTATACGAAGAACCTCTATAATATGGATACGGAATTAAATTCTTTCCAATCGTCTTAATATCATATCCGGAATATGGGACGAAATCGTCTATTGTAGCTTCTAGATCAGTTGTAACCATTGGTTTAAATGTAAGATTTGTCACTGTTGTCCCTTTATTAATATAGAGCCGATAAACTAAATAAGGATAAGCATCATCTATAATTACCCCATTTCCAATATCAGATGCTTCTGCTTTCACTTCTGAGTTAAATTCTGAGTTCTCATAATAACGAACGTCGATTCGATAAGTGTCATGACTTCCATTTTTAGGACAACCTAGTAGCTTACACCCCCCAACAGTATTTTTAAATTGTGTTGCCTGTAAGTTGTTTCCGTTAAGATATAATATAACGTTCGCCATAGCTGTACCATTTAGTGTGTACGTATAATCTTCGTTTTTAATAATTTTTATCCCATTCCTATTAGCAAATCCTGATAAGTTCGAATCCAGCAAATTCCTCATAGCATTACCTACCATCAACGGGGATTCTACAGTACCTACGAGATCCATTTTAGTCGACTCAATTAGCGATACTTTCTCTTTTCCTAACTTCTCGGTTTCTAGAGTAAGTTTAGCGCCAAGGTCACCTTCGAGTTTGTTTTTTATATTTTCAAACCACTTATCAAACTCTGTCTGGGACGCCTTTTCCCACTGCTGGAATGTTGACCAGTTAGCATCATAAGCGGCTTTAATTGTAGCAAACCACTGGTCGTAGCCATTCTTAATACTGTCATACCATTTCTGATAGTCCGATTTTGAAGTTGCTTGCCAATCCGTAATCTCTTTCTTAGCTGCCGTGAGCCAAGCCTGGTAATCCTGCTTCTCTCCATTCATCCATGTATTGAAGTTTGCAGTATTCTCTTCTACGAACCGATTCAAGATATCTTTCCACTGAGGAATAAGCTGTTCGATGCTGATTACCTCGAGAATGCCTGTAACAAATGGACACGCGCTCGTCCCTACACAGTTTTCAATATCCGCCTGCCTGATTGACGTAACCTCTTTACCAACTGTGACGTATGCCAATGGATACTGATGAACTTCTTTAGTATTCGTCAATGCTGGCTTGGTTGGTGTAGACGATGGTGTTCCTTTAATTAATTTAATGCTGTTTGCTCTTACAGCTTCAACTGAATTGATCTCCAGAACAACTGCATCAATGCGATCCATAAGAATCTCTGATGGTGGAATAGTCACTGGATAAAGAGCATCGTTGTAACTCCAAGTATGATTAAACCATGCTCGTCCAGTTCCAACCGTTACGTTCATCTGATTGCTCTGCTTTACGACAAGACAGTCGCCAATGGATGCGAATATTCCATCCCGAATCAAGCCATCAAATAATCTTGAAATGTCGGTAGCATCATATAATCTATCATGATCTACGGAATTAAAAAATCCAGATGCAAAACTCATATTTTTCCTCCTTTATCTTATTCTTTAAGAGCCTACTGGTATTCTATTATCATCGGCACTTACAAAGTCTGTAAAAGTAGGGTATGAAGTTTCCCCACTAGAATCTTGGGACATAATAAATTCCGACACGGTTGATGTCCCTTTAATACCATAGTCGTTTTCTATCTGTACTACATCCCCCATTTTGAAATCTCGTCCGTATACAAACATAGTATGAGGATCAACATCTCCATCCATAGATATAGTATGTGGTTTCTCAGCTAAAGCTTCTTTGCCCTTCTGAGCAACTACTTTCAGTCGCTCGGCGTCGCTCATTTTATGGTCCTCATCCTCAGAAGTAATCGACCCAGCATCAACATATATCTCACATCGATGCATACCGCTCAACTGTTCCTGAGTTTCTCCGTCCCTAGTCACTTCTTTAGTAATCTTCAACGGATTCCCGGATAATGTTTGTGTATCCCCATCTTCTCCAACAGTTAACGCAACATTTGCGTAATCTTCTTTACTGTCCAAATAAGATGTGTTATTTAAGTTTTCAAATGAAGGACTGAATACAACATACGGAGTTAATTGCTGTGCATAAGATCTATCAACGCCTTTGTACAGCTCAAACTCAAATTGTTTATTTTCATTTAACGTAACTTTAAATCCAATTTGTTTCTCGACGCAAAGTGAGTTTATTGCCTCGTATAAGTTTTCATGCTGCTCATACTTTGCGTCAATTGTCAGAGCGGTTATTCTACTGTCTGTACTCTTCTTGAATATAAAGTTAGAAATCTTTCTTTCCGATTTTGACGGCGCTATTATAGCGTCATTTATAAGCTTCTCTATTCCATCTTGGAAATTTCCGCCAAGTGTAGTATTGTCCCATATTATCCTACGCTTCAGCAAGCTCTCAAGAGAGTAGCCTATAACTTTAATTGTTGGTCCTTCTGTGGTATTCGTTTCAAGAAGCATTCCCTGAATAATCATCATGTGAACTGAATCGTCATTTTGAAGATAGTAGTCATTGACTAGATAAGGAAACACCCCATCCATATCCAAAGTGAGGTAGAGTTCAAAGTCCCCATTCTCTTGATATCTATCAGTCCAAATGAAGGACTTGAACCTGTCAATAATGGCTACTTTTTCAAACCTTGAGTTTAATATTGTAGCTTCCATTGCTTACCTCCTCAAATTAATCACCTTCCATAAGTTATACTCCTTCGTATATCGTATCGTTTTCGATCTTGAACTGAATACTCATTGCTCCTTCTGTGGCATTGTAAATGAAGATATTATCTCCTTTCGACAGCTGGAACCAGCTCGATCCTTTGCCTAAGCAGTTGAGAATGTTGGTCGTTAAGCCGGCTCTCAGTAATGTAACTGACTTTTCTCCTCGCTTAGTATTTATAATGATATCGTCACCAGCACCATATGCTTGACCAGTTAAGGTCTGTATAAAGTCAGTATTTATTCTCATAACTTCACGAGTTCTAGCGTTATAGATAACAATATCTTTTACTGTATCTAGCGCATGAATTGTTATTGTTATACCAACTGAAGCATCTCCTTTGTACGTTACTACATTCTCATACATATGTACGATATCGCCGAAGTTTATGAGCTTTTCGGTTAACGAATTGTTTTCAAATGGAAATTCGAATTTAGGATTGACGCCACTAAATAATGTAAGCGTCTTTCCATTAGTTGCATAAAAGTATGGGTCTGGACAAATTACGGAGATTTGAGTCACTTCGTGTGCCTGGAATATTTCAGGTTCATTCGACTCGACGTAACCGAAAGCATCAAGAGATCTCTGATCCGTTACGAATGTCAACGTGAGGTATCTCTTGATAGGGAAATACTTATATGTAGTATGCCTAATAGTTTCGATATCTGTTCCGAATCTAAAATCCAGAGTCATAACGATATTTCTAGTTTCAAGTTTAGCACTATTATATAATGCTCCATCTCCGGTCGCTATCTCACTAGTGTTGATAGTTGCCTTAACTGGCCCCAAACCTTCAATGTCTGTTATAGCTAGACCCGAAACCTCAGGCCTAGCTAGTTCCATTTCTAGGGATTCCCCTAAATAATTAGTAACGATTACTTTCTTTATCATTTAAGAGCCCCCTTTAATTGACTAAACTGGTTCTTTGTCTGTCGATATATCTCTTTATTAGATAATGCTACAGGCGAATTATTAGTCTGGTTGAATGTATAGTTGTTAGTTACATTGGTACTAGATCCTTTTAGAGCGCGACCAGTTTTACTACCCCTTCCGCCATTCTGCAATGCCGCCAAAGCTTTGCTAAGACCGTTACCTTTGCCGAACACACTTCCGGCTATTCCACTAGCTATAGAAGCTGCAAAACCAGCGCTAGCTCCTGCTACAGAAGATCCCGTAGCTGATGTCACTCCGCTACTAACCATTGACGACAGATTCGAAGTGTTAACACTGGCACTTAAACTAGGCATCTGTATTTTAGATAGTACTGCGTTTACAGCGTCAACTAATTCCTGAGCAGCACTAACAGCTGATGGTATAGCTCCTCTAATGCCTCGAGCAAATGAATTACCAAGTGCACTTCCTTTAGAAGATGCTTTGTCGCTGCCTTTTGAAAACGAAGATAATGCTTTATCTACCACTGATTTACAAGAAGATTCTACAGCTGTTAACACCGTTGTTGCAGCAAGACCTAAAGCAAAGCAATAACCAAGAGATGTTCCGGAAGATTTAAAAGCTTTCTTGAAATTTGTTTCTGCGTAATTCGTAAAAGCTGTGCAAGCCTTCTTGGCGGATTGCTTTGCAGATTTTGCAACCCCTTCGGAAGCCGAGTCAATTCCAGCTTTGAACTGGTTTCCAGCTTTCTTACCTGAAGACTTGAACGACGTATCTTTTTTAAGTACTTCGTCAAATGACTTAGCTACCGCGTGAACAGTTTTTGTCGCTGCAGATCCTTTGAGGTTCCTAGATGAGCCTTTCTTAGAAGATACATCCTTGCCTGTAGCAGCATCAATCATTCCCTGATACATGGAATTGACAGCTCCTAGACCTGCTTCTTTGTACGAATCAGATACTGTTTTTGCTACTTCTTCATTTATTGACAATTTTTCGACATACAGATCGTTCATTTCTTTTCTTTCAGCAGGCGTCATGCTGTAATATACATCAACAAGATCAGCTGCGCTCATTCCCTGATCGACTAGTTCTTTTAACAATCTAGGATCTAGCGATTTAGCAAGGTCAAGTATTTCAGCTTCCCATTTCTTAACAGCTTCGACATTATCTCTGGCTTGTTGCTTTACTGAATCTTTTGTCATTTGCATTTTTTCAGCAAATAGATTATTTACTTCTGTAATTTGTTCACTAGTTGCAAGCTTGAATCCTTCGATATATGGTATTGCTTGCGTCCCTAGACTCTTAAGATAATCCAGCAATCCATCTGCAAATCCCATATTCTTTAGTTCTTCAAGACCTTCGATTACTCTCTTTTCAGCATTAACCTGTGACCACATACGATCAATAATAGTATCATTACCAAGATCGTTTACTACTTCTTCGTATCTCGTAAAGTAATCCGTAGAACTTGAAATGTCGAAATTAACAAACGATGTGAAACTATCAAGACTGCTCTTTACAGATTCTGTCATAGACTTTGCAGTATCTTCGATTTTCTTCTTTGCATCGTCCCAATCATTGTTTATCTTCTTGAGGTTTTTCTCCATTTCCTTAGCTGCTTCTGAAACAGCATTAGGAATTTCTTTTACGTCTTTCTTAACCTCTTTTGCCGTTTTCTTAACAGCTTTCTTTGCTTTCTTCTTGGCCGCTTCTTTCTCTTTCTTCAAAGCAAATGACTTGATAATATCATTAGCTCCAGATTTCTGAAGTTTAAGATTCTTAACATACACATCGTTTATTTCTTTACGTTCTTCATCTGAAAAAGTAAGCATTTCCAATACTTTGCTAAGATTTCCAGGACCTTCATCAACCAATTCTTGAACAAGGCGAATGTCCCAACCCTGATTGAGCATCTTCTTAATAGAGTTCTTCCACTTAACAGCATCTTGGTAAGTCTGTTTATAAGAAGCAATAATATCTTCTTTCGTTTGCTTACTAGCTTCTGCATACGCTTTGTTTGCCCTATCGATTTCTTCTTTAGAAGCATTTGCAAACAATTTGATGTATGCATAACCAGATTCTCCCATACCTTTAAGAGTATCGATAAGACCCTTACTAAGACCGTTCTTTGCTAATTTTGCAAGGTTGTCCTTCATTTCCTGATAGCCATCAACCTGGCTTTCCATATTCTTAAGAACTGTACTCATCTCGTCATCCATAGAATCAGAGAATTCAGAGAATATATTTCTAGAGTTATCGAATGCGATATTCGTAAACTTAGTATACTCCTTTATCGAGTTAATGATATTATTCCTATATTCTTTGAATGTTGAGTTAATATTAGACTGGATCGTCTTTTGATCATCTTTCAGCTGTTTCACAGCATTTTTAATAGCAGTGTTATTTTCCTTAATAGCCGAATTGAGATTCTTTTTGCTAAGCTTTTTGCCTGAAGCACTAAGGCCCTTCTTTAAACGGTCTTGAGTTTTAAGGAGCTTCTTTAAAGCTGCCTCATGCTGCTTAACGGACTTAGTGTCTTCCTTATACTGATCCGATTCCTTATACAGTGCAATAGCAAAATTCTTGATAGTTTTTTCGGCAGTTTTAGTAGCTTTGCTAAGTGTCTTAAGCTTAGGTGTTGTCTTGAGAAGCTCTTTTCCTAAACTCTTAGAGATTTTAGTAATCGTCTCATAAGGAGTTTTATTAAACGAGCTTACAGCTTTGTCGAAAGTCTTTCCAAACTGATAAGCGACCTTTATGATTTTGGTCATCTTGATCTTTGCTTTCTTGCTGTTCTTCTTAGACTTACTTGTGATCTTCTTAGAAGTGGCATCATATGAACTAGTTACGCCAGCTCCAGTTTTGTTAGCATTTTTGATAATGTCTTTTGTCGTTTTATCCATTTGGTCTGAAAACGTACTGTTGCCTGCATTAAGAATGCCATTTACGGTCTTCATGACGCCATCAACGTCTTTATTTCCAACCGATTTACTAATGGATTTCTTAATTCCCTTGACATATCCCGTAACTGTTTTTTGCGCTTTCTTAGCACCGTCTTTTATTCCTTTTCCAGCGCCTAGCAAAGCTCCTCGTCCCATGTCAATGCCCGCAAGCTCAACATCTCCAGCTTTAGATTTGACACCTTTAACAAGTCCTTCTCCGGCATAAGCGCCAATCTTATTGGTTTTCTTGGAAGGTGAATGCTCGTCAAGAGACTTTTTGCTCTTCATGCCCTTAAGTAATTGATTACCTAATGAAACACCCGTCGAGTATACATCTGAGCTCTTGTTCTTTGCTCCGCTCATAAAACCTATAGCTGCATTAGCACCAGCCGTGCTAAAATCCTTAGAATTAGATTTCATGCCGCTAGCAAGATTCTTAGCTAATGAAGAACCTGCATCTTTGAATTTTGAATTGTAATCCTTGAATGTGCTATTAGCAGTACTAAGAGCGCTATTTACCACTGAATTAAATCCATCGGTAGTATCTGTATCCGATTTAAATGCATCAGTGACGTATTTCAAGAACTTCTTAGCTACGCTTGATGACGGAGACTTCATATCTTCGCTGTTATTTTTCATTCCAGTGGAAATCCACCCAACAACCTTAGAGCCAACCTTTTCAAAGTCCCCCGATTTTGATTCAAATCCATTCTGTACGGATTTTAGAGAAGTCTTACCCAAAGCCTTAAATGCTTTGTTCATATCCTTGACTTTCTTGTCCAGTCCACCCTTAACACCGTTCAGAGAATTGATGAAATCGGACAATTGCTTAGCGATAGTTCCTGCGTTAGATGTATCAGCTCCTTTTATTGTAGTTGAGAAGCTGACAAAACTCTCACCAAATGATACAAGGTTCTTTCCGAACTTCTTTAAGCTCTCCTTGTTTCCACCAAAGAGTATGCTTTTAGCAGATGTCGCTTCTGGAAGGTCATCGTTTAACTTTGCAATGGATGTGGCAGCAGCCGATGTAGCCGTTATGGTTGAGGTATCAATTCCAGATACTGTTTTAGAGTATTTAGCAAATGACTTACCAAACGAGACCATACTCTTGCCGAAAGTTCCTAAGTCCTGAGAACCTCCGACAAACCATTCTTTCATACCATCTAAACTCGGTATTGTTTTTGCCAATTTGGTAATTGTCATTGCTGCTGCAGACGTTGCATTTATCGATTCAGTATCAACTTTAGATACAGAATCAGAGTATTTGGCAAATGAATTACCGAATGAGACCATACTTTTTCCGAAAGTTCCTAAATCTTCAGAACCTCCTACGAACCACTCTTTCATACCATCTAACTTAGGGATGGAATTTGCAAATTCGCTTATCGTCATTGCTGCTGCAGATGTAGCCTTTATAGTTGATGTATTAACGCCAGCCACCAGACTAGAATAAGTAGCAAATGCTGCTCCAAATGGAATAAGAGATAATCCAAATGAAGTTAAACTTTTAGACCCTGTCAGTAGCTGTTTTAATCCGCCAGCTTCAGGTATAGCGTTAGCTAAATCTGTTAATGTTTGAGCTGCGGAGGATGTTCCTTTAATTACCCCAGGATTTATGTTAGCGACTTCTGTAGCATATATTGCAAATGCTGCTCCGAATGGGATAAGAGATAATCCAAAATCAGCGAGATCCTTTGCCCCAGCTAACAGCTGAGCTAACCCTCCAGATCGTGGTATAGCTTTAGCTAATTCAACTAACGTTTTAGCTGCTATAGCAGTACCCTTAACTGTTTCCGGATTGACATTTGCTACTTGATCGCCATATGATTTCATACCAGCGCCAAGGTACTGAAGTTGGTAAGCAAATTTCTGAATTGGATCTTTTCCAAGGTTTACAAAGGTAGAAATGGCATTCACAATCTCAGCTCCAGCTATTTTGACAATACACCCCGCCAGCACGGACATAGATGATCCTATCTCAGGTTTTACTTTGCCCATTGCAGATAAAAATGGCTGCAGTTTCTTTGCAAAGTCTGATAGATTTGTAGCTATTTGCGGCAATCCATCTGTAATTCCCTGACCAACGCCGGATATGATTCCGCCGACTAATTTTCCTAAACCTTCGCCAAGGATTTCTAATACTTGAACTCCACCGTTCATGAAATCCTGGAATCCAGGTATCTTATTGAGACCTCCGAGTACAGCTATAATTGCTGCGAGTCCAGCGACAAATATCGAGAAACTTCCTAACGCATTTATAGCCCCGGCAATAGGAACATTTTGAAGTATCAGCATAGAAGCTGATATAGATAACAGAACCATGCTTAATCCAGCTGATGCCGCTAACGATCGTTTCCAATCCAATTGAGCTACTAGCCCAATAACACCAGCTATTTCCAAAAGAACTGCACCAGCTAAAAGAACGCTAGCGCGCACCTTTCCAACACCAGCGAACCCTTTTAAGCATAATGTAAATACACCTAAAAGCAATGATATTGCTGCTGATCCTGCCATAACTCCAGTTGGATCTAGCTGAGCCAACAAAGCAATAACTCCAGCTATCTCGCCTACAACCAAAGCAGCAACTATCACTGACTTCTTAGCATCAATTGATACATCGCCAGCTTTGATCATAGCTGACATGCATAAGATTATGGAATCAACAGCTGCGGTCGCTCCTGCCATTTTTGACTGGTCAAGACCGGATAGTATAGCTATAGCCGCAGTTAAAATTACAATAGAACCAGCAACGGTCATCATCATAACACCAGCTCTAGCAGCATATTGTCCAGCGCTAGCGCTAGCTTTAATTAGACCCCCAATAGGTATCATCAGTGCAATTAGATCCGTTATGCATTTAGCCATTGTCTTAAAATCGTACTTCTGTAATTTCTCAAATGCAGCAAGTAAAACATGTAGACTAACAGTAAATCCAAGTAGTAATACGGCTGCTTTAGAGGCATTCGGACCAGCTTTAGCAGATGCCTTAAATAACAGCATCATCGTTCCGAATACGGCTACAAATTGTTTCCATCCTTTCTTCATGGAACTAAAGTCCATCTTAGAAATTTTAGACATTACTTTAGCTAATCCGTATATTGCTACCACGGAACTTAACAATGTAAGCGCTCCTCTAGCTCCGCCTAAACCATTCGCTTTTCCAACAGCAATCATAAGAACCGATAACGATCCAACAGCTAATACTAAAGCACCAATAGTGCTCCCAGCATCTTCAATATTGTAATTAGACAACCCTTTTATAGCTTTAACCATCAGTAGTAGAGAGGCTGCTAAAGATACAATTTGAAGAGCTCCAGCAGATGCTAATTTGGCGTTAGCGCCCATTGTATATTTAGTTAATGCCCCAGAGCATATAGTAATTACTCCAACTAGACCAGTTATTACTCCAATGTTAATAGCCATAGACTTATTGATGGTCACATTTTGAAGTTTTTCTAATGCTATCGTCATTAGTAAAATACTTCCAGCGATAGAAATTACCATGGCCGAAACTCCGGAGAATCCTTTTGCTAACTTTTCTGTTGAAATAGAACCGATCGCGTAAGCAAATGCTGTTAATGCTGCTCCCAATATTCCTATCAAGACAACGGCGCCTTCGATTCGATCCTGAGGTAACACGGTTAGCAAAGCTATAGATCCTACTAATATAGCTACGGCTTTTGCAATTTTAATCACTATGTCAGCTTTGATAGAATCCTGCCAAGTTTTAAGGGTTAGTGCTCCTTGATTCATTAATTTAATAAAGCTGTTAGCCATTGCTGATGGTAATGCAAATAAACCGCCAAATCTGTCCGTAAGAACCTGTAATAATTTAGAGAGATTATAAAGGGCCTTTACAGAAACCCCTCCTAACAAGATAGTTAAGATATTAGCTGTATTAACCTTTCCGGATTTGTCTTCAATGAAAGAAAATACACCATCAAATGTATCAATCATCGTTTTCTTAAATCCGGCTGCCTGATCGGTCCAACCTTTTAAATATCCTGTTATCTTAGACCTAAGAGAATATAATTTCGAAGTAAAAGAATCTATCGAATCTCCTGCTCCACCAAAACTCTCTTTAGCAATTGCTCCTATTCCAAGAATAGTACTGAGTAAAGCTTTGAAATCTATATGGCCAACTTCTTTACAATGATCAATAAATTCATCAATCAGTTTCCCAGCATTTTCACCAAAGTCTTTTATATCCGGCCACAGTGTTTTAACTATTAATTCATCTAACAGTTTTATTACTTCCTGTGTACCTTTCCAATTCCATATCGCTTTCGCAAAGTACTCGACATTTTTGATGGAGAACGCTATTGCCGATGATATCAGATTAACGCCTTTGGCCACTACATCAGATACCTTCGCAAACTTGTCAAATTGAACGATTCCATCGCCGAGAACAGCAGTAAGATCGAGTACACTATTTACAGATACTCCCAATAATTTAGAAACTATCTGTAAAGCGATTTTAAGTCCTACGCCAAGAACATTTTTAACAATTTTTACAATTGTAAACAGGCCCTTTAAAGTTCGATATAATTTGTCGACTTTATCTCTGGACATTATCAGTTTTTTAGTAAAGACTTCGAATGCGGCAGTTATGCTCTTTATTTCTTTTGCATTCTTTTCTGGGAATATAGCCCTATAAGCAACTCTAAAGGTATCCAATACTCCTACCGCAGCTGCCATTACGTTAACAAATGAACGCATTAAAGAATTTCGTCCACCCATTTTCTTCCAAGCATCTAGAGTAGCATTCTTAGCTGCAAACGTTTTTACGATGTAGTTACCGATTATATTGTCTAAAAAGCCCCAAAGTTTTTTAGATTCTTCAAAGTTACCAAATATCGTTTCCCATGTATGTTCCCATCCAGAACCGATAGCTTCTTTCCAAGCTGCGAACATCTGTCCAGCATCTTTAAATTCTGAAGCTGCAGCGTATGCTTTTTGACCAAGTTCTGTTGTTTCATCTGTATACTTGCTAAGTGTCTGAACAAGAACATCAGTTGTCATCCACTGATACTGAAGATTATCGTTCCAGTTCTTGGTAGCGTTGAATGCGTCGGATGTAGCTCCTTTAGCGTTGGTAGTTGTGGTGTAATAGTCTTCACCCTTTTTAACGACTGTGCCTAGAGCAACCGCAGTATCAAGCAAGTTCTGTTTGAAATCCATTGTTGCCATATTAGCAACTTCAATTGATTTCCAGTCGATAAGCTTTACGTATCCTGCTGATAATGCCTGAGCAAAGTTATACATTGCGTGGGATGCCTGTTCTGCATTTGCACCAGAAATTGCTGCTTCGTTCGATACACCCTTAATTGCTGCAACTGCATCCTTCAAACCTACACCGGCGTTTGTAAACTTACCGATATTTGCAGTCATGTCTGAGAACGAATAAATAGTTCTATCTGAGTACTTATTGAGCTCATCGAGATACTTATTTACAGTGGGCAAACTTTCTCCAGTAGACATAATAATTGTCTGGATAGAGTTCATCTTTAACTTATATTCATTCCAGCCATCAGACATACCATCAAAAGCTAAAGCCGATACTATTTTTTTCCCTGCATCAACAGCTGCATTTGTAAGTCGATTCAACACGCTCATAGCTACAGTATCCATAGCTGAGAATTTGACTTGAACTGCTTCTACCGCTCTGCCCATTCCGTCCATGTTGAACTTTTTGGTCTCATTTTGAAATTTAGCAAGACTCTTTCCAGACTCACTAAAATCGATGCTTTTCTTAAGAGCTTCTATAGATTTTTGACTTTGACGGATTTTTTTCTCGAATTGTCCATTCTCGAATTGCATTCTGACAACGTCATCTTCAACAACTTTACCCATTATCCAGTGACCTCCTTCCAAGCATCTTTAGCTAGTCTATCAAATACCGGTTTTAAAGCCGGGTTAATATAGTCAACCCCCTGAACATACCCACCATTTCTAGTTCCATGTCCATATTGTAGAATAATAGCTATATTCACATGGTTCACTACATTAGAATTTTTAAACACTAAACTTATAGATCCGTTATCGCGCACTATTTCATAATACCACGATGCAGCTGTTACTCCGGTATCAACAGGAGTTGCAGCCTTGAGGGCGGCTACGCCTTCGCGTCCGTACTTATTTAATATACCGACGTTAACGCCTTCCAAAAGCTTTTCGAAATAATTATCGAGCTTTTTAAAATTGCCCTCAAGTTTGCATCTGATCATATCGTTTCTCCTTTATTCCGCTAATGTAGAACGTTCTACAAATCCTGTATACTTTTTTCCCTTAATAGTTACCACGCACAGTAACCACACAGATTTTTTATACTTGCTGAAGTATCCATAGCATTCAACCTTTCTCCCAGATGGAATTTCAACCATGAGCTTTTTGTTCCATCCAGCGTCGATACGCATAGGAGTTTTCTTAGAAGTTTTATATAACCCCTTATAAAAATAGCTCGTATGTGCTGCATAACAAGTAGTAGTCGTTAGTCCACATGGCGTATTAATTACTGCATCTACTTCTTTCATAACGGCATCGACATCATAATGCTTTTCTTTAAGATTCGATTTGTAATCTTCGCCCCATTGACCAGCAATCACTTCTCTTGCTACTGCTTTAACTTCTTTACCGGAATGGCGATGAGTGCTAGTTCTAATCTTTGGCTGATCTGCATCGTATTTTGGTGTAATAAATCCTCTTATGAATTTACCATTGATGCTGACCGTTCTCTTCTTAACAGAATCCTTATAGTTGCCTTCTGTTACGACAAAGTACCCTTCACTCTTGTTAACATAGGTAACCATTCCTACATGTTTTGGAGTTCCTTTGTTGTCTCCGACCCCATTGTCCTGCCAATCATAAAGACAAGCATCTCCAATTTTAGGAATGTAGTTATCATTCTCTTTCCAGCAACCCATTTTCTGTGCCCTTTTAATAAGGTAGAAACAACTGCACTCAACAGGCATAATATCAGTGTATCCAAGGGCAATTGCTACTGCGGACCAAGTCGTAGCGCACCATGCCATTCCAGGTTTCATAGTGACGCCTCTTGGTTTTGTTTTCTGTTTGTTGTAAATATCAAGAATGGATTTATAAGATCCATCTTTTTCATTTTTGCCAACCCAAGAATTAATAAGGTTAACAGCCGCTTTTCGTGTTCTGGCCATAATGTCACCCCTTTGTGTGTAATTCTTTTTTTCTTCGTTCATTTTCTTTCTTTTGCCATCTTCGGATTTCTTCATTGGACATTTTCTTAGGTGGATTAGTTTTTACAGTGTATAATTCTATTAGCATAAATACACGCTTTATATTCCATTTCTCGCAAGGGTCGAATGGTATTCTAGCTATTGCTAGGTAAGCATATATTAATTCGCTAGTTAACGTCTCCGGTTTTCCTTTGTTGTCATCTCCAATTGTAAAAACCCTAGATGCCGTAGCTGGGTCATTGATATAGTCTGTTACTTTTTTAAGTAAATTATCATCAAGCCGTTTAAAGAATTCGACCTTATCGAAAGACCCAACTATCATGCAATACATATAATCAAAAAACTCTTCATCCGTTAGAGTTCCTTCATCCATGAGTTTCAGCAATGGCTTATGCCATATTTGCTCCCATTTTGAAATTGCTATTAAGGAGTGCTCGAGCTTAATCTTAGTAGGTTTTACAACCTTTCCAAAAGTTTGAGTTTCTTGATCAAATGGCTCATATCCGGGAAGAATTAATTCGAGCATAATTATCTCCTTAGTTTCCTTCTTTTACAGCATCATCAGTTGCAGCTACAGATCCTGCTACTTCAGCCATTGCTGCTGAAATCGCCTTTCTCTGAGCATCGCTTAATGTAGCATCGTCATAGACTCCGGATTCCGCTGCTTTCTTGATCTTGTCATTTACATCGTCAGGCATGATATTAAGCAGAAACTCGGAAGCTTTTGCTTCATCCATACAAATTTCCATAAAGAACTTGTCGTATGCTGCAGTAGCCTTGAACTCTGCCAGTGCTTCAGGAGTCTTTGTAAATGTACGGCCGTCAAGAGATTTGATTCCGTAAGATGCATCAATAATCTTCTCAAAAATATTCATGATATCCGGCTGAGACTGTTTCTGCACCATAAGGCTCATATATGATGTTAAGCCCCCGTTAAGGCTTGTTTCCAATTTTAAAATTTCACTCTGAGTAAGATTGAAGTAGAAATCTTCAGATCTCTCATTTCCGTCAAAGTCCTTGTAATTGATAGTTTTGATAAACATGATTTAATCTCCTTTCATTCTTAAAAATCCCAGTCTGCATATTTCAGCAGACTAGGAAAAACTTTATTCTGTTTTAAGTGTTACGCCTGTAAGTAAGTATTCTTTTGTTTCTGTCGCGCCTTTGTTAGTTGCTTTAATCAAGATGGACTGCTTATTAGTGTCCTTGATCTTAAGAACTACCTGATGATCAGACTGGAGAAGTTTAGATGGACCAGATGTTCCGCCCTTAACTTCAACTGTTAATGATTCAGGGAAACCACTCTTTGGAGCAATATCAAGAGCGATGTAATTACCACTCTGTTCGTCGACTTTACTGCTGAATCCTGTATAGCCCGTCACGTAGTTAAGAGTACCAGAAATTACTCCAGTACTCTCATTGACCTTGATATTGGACTGAAGGTCAGCTGCCTTCTTTCCAAGCAGGTCGTCTTCTCCTGTAATAGGAGTTGCAGAGACGTCCAGTGACGGGTCTGTTATTTTAAAAGGTTAATGATCTCATCCGGAAGCAGCAACCTAGCTTCTGTACTTTCTGTGCCGTATAAAGCATCCTCGATCTTCTTCATCTTGGTAGCTTCGACCTTTGTAGAATCGATCTCGAGGTGCGCTGTTGGCTTAAAGCCATCAACTGTAACTGGTGTTGTTGAAAGCTCCCAGCTGAATGAAATTGCCTCTGGGGAATCATTTACTGTCTGGAAGCCTTTCTCGGATGGAGAAGCCTTAGCTCCGTAAATAATGTGAATCTTGTAACCATAATCGTTACTCTTTACATCATTGCCGAGCAATGTGCGGTAAGAGAAACCAAATGTGTCTCTGTTCTGCTGACCAATAGTAACTCCCTTGGTAATCTCAGCTGTTCCATTACATCTGTCGAATGCTTCTGGATAAGTATAGGCTTCGATTGTAGCTCCAAACTCTTCTGCTGACATAAGGCTAAGATACTTCATGTTATCAGCATATACAGCAGATGCTTCTGCTCCAGATGGAGATTCTGTAACTGCGGTAAGACCATTCCACGCAGAACCAGCGCCATATTCTCCGTCAATAACCGGGTAAATAACGCCATGATCTACGCCGGTTTCGTATTTACGTTCTCCGGTTTTGTCCCATGTTAATTTAGACATGTTTTTCCTCCTTTAAAATATAATTACAAAGACCGAATGATACATGCCATCTGATAAGTAAGATCTATTGAATCTCGCAGTGGACATCTCCACTATCTTATCAATCAATGTACTATCCGGGTCTTTAGTTACCACTTCTACTGCGTATTCTTTATCAACGCTATAATTTTTATTATCTGCCGATCGAATATTATAATCATCAACAGAATATATTATAGCTGGGTATTTTATGTTTTTTATAACTTTTTGCCCAGCACCGGATACATTAGAAGGGGGCTGGAAATATACATTGACACCCTCTCCAACGATATCTTTTAAATATCTATCAAAGTCAAGTCTCGTCCTCATTCCACAGCTCTCCCAACGTTATTATAAGTCTAGGGGACTGCGAAGCATCAACTTCCGTTGCCTTCCACTTAGCCCCCATAAACTCTACCCATCTCATGTCAACGAAATGATCGCTTATATAGGCATCACCGACAACACTTATCTGATTAGAGATTGAAATGTTGCTATTGATCTGCTGTGAATCCTGAAGCCGTCTCGTATTACGAAGAATATCTCCTCGATATGTACGTTCCGTTATTTGCTCAGTCCAAACTGATTGAGCTGTTTCCACTTGCTCTGCAAAGCCGATCTTGCCATACCATCTATTCACGATCATTTCCTCCCATTTTGATTAGTTACCGCTGACTCCAGTTCCTGATCCAGCAGATGCCTTGCTAAGGTCTGCTGTAGGAATTTTTGTCTCGATTGCAATGGCAGATAATGGTTTGATCAGAGCACCAGAGATACGTGTCTCGATAAGATACTTCTGAGCGTTGTAGTCGATATCGAAATCATCGAACATGTTGATAGCTCCGCCCTTGTCAGCACCAATGTTGTAATCCTGCAGGTTTACGATAATACCCTGAAGAGCTAATGTGTCAGTCTTGTCTACACGGCTAAGACCTTCCATAACTGGAACGGAAACAATCTTAGATACACGGCACGCTGTAGCCAGCTTCTCGATGTTGTCGTAGATGATACGTCCATTCTTATCCTTCAGCAGTAAGCACTCAGTAATGATTGACTCTGGAGCGAACAGCTTTGGATTACCAGAACCCTTGTATTCGATACGTGCTCTTACACAAGCCTCAATGAATGCTGTAGCCTTCTCAGCTGCGGTTGTTTCTTTTGTAATTGCAATAGGATACTTAATTGTGTAGAGATCAGCATCTTTCCAAATTGGACGAACGCTGTCCTCTTTGATGTGATCGTCACTGGATGTAAGACGTCCATCACCAACCAGGACTGCTCTTGCAATTTCCTCGTTCAGCATCATTCTCATTTCTGCTTTCAGCCAAACAATTACGTCAAAATCTGTAATGTCAATTACATCATCACGATCAATCTTCTGTTTCTTGTAGATTGTCTGCGGGGTGGTTGTTCTCTTCAGTAATGAGAATACTTCCTCCTTCTTCAGCTTACCTTTGATGTAACCTCTTGCACGAGCTTCATCCTCACGCAGGTCTGCAAATGTAGACTTGATTCTTGAGAATGGCGTATGATGTACACCGTTCATTACTTCGGTTACCCATCCCTGGTCTCTTGCAATGAACTCAGGTGGTGTGTTTAAATTTTTGGCATCCGGGAACAGGTACTCAATATTTGTAATACCATGAGCAAGGAATGATTCTTTCATAGAGCCATATCTCTTACCGTCCTCGATAATCTCCTGCATTTCGCTGTGGGACAGAACGTCTCCGTTGTCTGTATTGTTGCCTTCAAATAAGTTATGTGCGATTGCACCCATGTCGTCATCCTCCTCTTCATATTCTTCGGAATCGTCATCATCTTTGTCAGGATCTTCGTCGTCATCCTCCTCTTCATATTCTTCGGAATCGTCGTGATCATCCTCTTCATCTTCATCCTCGTCCTCGTATTCATCTTCGTCTTCGAGAGCGTTAGGATCTTCTGCTAATGCACTTCCTACAGCCATGTAGAAAGCATCCTTCTGTTCTGGCGTCATTGTATCAACGACATCCTGAATGCTCTTATTAGCCACTTCGTCTTCTCCTTTCTCATCTGAGTGCATAATCTCAAGATACTCTCCCGAATAAATATATGCCTCATAATCATCATTGTCAATTGTGTCGCCATGTGCTAAGGCAACATCTTCAATGTATGCTCCTGGATTTGCTCCTGCAAGAACAAGGCTAAGTTCTTTAATTTCACCATGCTGAACATATGGCCCACGCTGCTGAAGATGATTCGCCCAAATACTAAGCGAATCCATATCTCCGTGCTGAACAGCATCTTTCGCGATTTGACCATTATCTGAACCGTTGAAATATCCGTACGCATAAACACCATCTTTTCGGCATTCCATATAAGCATGCCCAAGCACGCTATTAATGTTACCGTGATCATGGTTATACACTAATGGAACTTTAGCGCCATCGATATCATCAAAAGCACCATGCTGAATAATTCTTCCATCAGCGCAAAGAATACCAAACTTTGTAGCCCAGCCCTTAAAGTCGCAATCGGCATACTTTGAGCGTTTAGCTCCCATTTTGAATTCCTCCTTTATTGTTCTTCTGTTTCCTCGTCAGCAGAATTTGTATTATACATCTGATCCAATTCAGTGTTCGACGCCGAAATATTATTGTTCGTCAGCGTATCTGCTTTAGGATCATCCACTGGCCTTAATCCAATTACTTGCCTGAATTCATTAGATGTCATTATACAGTTTCTCGTGAACTTATCAGCGAGCTCTGCAAGATTTGTAGTAGACACCAGTTTAAATGGATCTCTGAAATATTTAATTGCATGCCCTTTGGTCCTAGCAGTCTTTGTTAAGAACTTCCGATTCATCTCATCTACGACTGCTGCAAGTATTGGCTCAACTATACTATTGTAGTAGTTATTCATTGTATTCTCGTCTGCTGTGCCATTGAGAATCTCTACCGTCATTCCAAGCTGAGAGAATAACAAATTTGTGAAATACTCTACCTGCTTGAGTAAATTGTTTTCAATCGACCTATTGAGCTGTGTTACATGCTCAGTAGAATCGATGTAAGCAATGCCGTATTCCGAGCTTGCCAATTGTTCAGTAAGTTCTTTACGACGTTCTTTAGCCTGAGCTCTCTTTGCTTCGGACTTAATCGTATATGGCAACTGAATAATCAAATCAAGCTTATCAGATCCACTTCGATCATCTATGAAATCGAGAATTGCAAGCTTTCTTTTCAGTCGATGTGCCGTTGAATTCTGTGCATTCATAATTGCATAGAATGGATTTTCAACGATCGCGACCATTTTCTTTGGAAGGTCCATTTCCTCGAATTCACCAGTGTGATCATTGTAGATTCGCACTCTAACATGGCGCGGATACCAATTGATTATCTTTGCTGTACGCATCGTCTGAATATCGTAAACGTTGCCATGCACGGGGTCCATAGTCGTATCAATCGGAACTATAGCAACGCATCCTTCGTCAAGAAGTTTCAGGAAAATATCCTGTTTAAACGCTCGCGATGTCTGATCAATATTGGCTTCCATTGTTAAACAGTAGTTAAGCCCATCCTCAACGTCGTCAGTAAAGCGTTTGTCTGCGTCTAGCATGACGTGTTCTACGTCAATTGCTGCGGCATCTACGGATATCTTATTGTAGATCGTTGTAACGATTGACCGCTCATTTCCCATCGTAAGTCTAGGACGAGATGGATTGTCATAACTCACTGCGCCAAGACCAGTTCCATTTTGATACGCTGTTGGATCTTTGTTCATAAATGCATTCCAACCATGCTTTAATCTGTTCATAAAACCCATAAGTAATCTCCTTATTTAGTAAGGTAATCCAGATAAGCTTTGCCTACACGCTTAGCTTTATTGAAAGATCTGCTTACTTTCTTAGCTTTCTTCTTAGCTGATTTGTAAGCTTTGCTGGCATCTCTAGAAACTCTATTGTATTCTTTCTTAGCTGACTTATATGCCTTGTTAACATTCTTCTTTGCCGATGTTACATAAGGTTTAGCATCATTGGCAAGCTTCTGACCAGCTCGTTCAATTTTGTACTCTGCCTTTGATCTGACAGAATTTGCCTTATTGCGTGCTTCTGCAGAAGTCATTGCACGGTCTCTAGCAGTTGACGTAGCTTTTCTTACTTTCTTATATGCACCAGTCTTCTTAACATCACGAGCAAGTTTCTGTCCAGCTCTGGTAACTTTGTACTCACCCTTTGAAATTACAGACTTTGCTTTTGCCCTTGCAGCGTTTGCTGTTGGGGATTTTGAAGCTTTATCCAGAAGATATCTTGCTGCTACTGTCTTTGCAACTGCATCTCTGGTCGCTACCTTTTTAGCAAAGTTTGCTGCTTTCTTAACTTTTGTTGAAGGGGCATTCTGTTTCTTAACATTGGCTGCAATTTGTTTCATCTGTCGGTCCTGCTTCTTCTTTACCATATCAGCATTCTTCTTAGCTACAGTATGAGCATTCATTGCTCTGACACGTTTTTGGAAATCTTTTTCTTTTTGGACCTTCTGTGCTGCAATTGCATCTGTTGGACCTTTATAAGGTATATTCTTTTTTGCTTGATTAGCGGCATTGTTCTTATAACGAAGCTTTTGCATTGCTTGCCGCCTCTGTATTAATACAGCATTTTTTTGTGCTGCTTCATCTTCAGGATAAATATATCTACCGTTCTCGATACGAATATATTTATGATTTTTCCAGCTATGTTTGAGAACGGTGTTTCCGTCCTCATCGGTGGCCTTGTAATATACAGAATTACTCATATTACCATCCTTTCTGTTTCTTTTTAAGTTTTTGAACGTATTTTGCACCACGGATAGAAGCTAACTCAGCATCTACCGCTTTCTTCTTTTCTGCAGTTCTGCTTGTACGCCGTTTGATTGCTTCAGCCTTCCTGGCGTACTTAGCAGCTTTCTTTCCATAACGGTTCGCTTTCTTCCGAGCTCGTTCGGCTTTTTGAAGATTTCCGGTATACCCAATATCTGTAATAGCGTGGTCACGCTTAACACGTTTTGCCTCTTCCTTTTCTTTGAACTTGACTCTTTTAGTCATAGCTTCTGAAGCTTTTCGTTCGTAATCAGATATACGTGACTTTGTCTTCTGAGAAGTTTGTTTCTTCATCTTAGATGCAAGTCGATCCGATTTTGACTCTAGATGCGATGCTCTTCTTCCAGAATGCTGATACGGATCTTTTCCCGATCCATACTTGTAACGGCCAGACCGCCTTGGCAGTCCATAATGTTCCAGATGGTCACCGCCTAAGTCCGAATGAACTAACGAAAACGTGCCATCGTCATTCTTTATTTTTACATACATAACCATTACTCCTATTCGAATGCGTCTTTATTAACTTTGTAAGCAACAAGTGCATCCATCAATGCTGAGACGTTATCGATTTTGTCTTCGTAACGTTTCTTGTACAGTTTCCTGTTTCCGTTTGTATCTTCCAATGTTATGCAATGGCCCATACAGAAACTCATTAAAGATTCATCGAATATCAGCATCCTTTTTTCCGATAATTTCTTAATTTCTCCAAGAGGAACCGTTTCAGTTCTAACGCCCTGCGGAACTTTCTCAATTCCAAACGATCCATTCTCCTGAGCCCATCTTTCAATAAACTCTTTTGCATTATAAGGATCATACCCCAATGCGCAAACATCATACTGAGCGTCTATTATGAACTTGTCAAGATCCTCATATACATCTTGGACATCTATAATACTTCCCTCCATAACAATAAGCGTACCTTCGTCGATAAACTCTTGATACTTTTGTCTCATTGCTAGGTTCAACTTACTCAAGGTAAGTGTAGTTATATAACTTCTAACTTTTACTCCGAACATTCCGTTTCTCAGCGGGAACAAGAATGTGAAAGCGCAGAAGTCATCACCTTGGGAAAGGTCCGCTCCCATTGCGCATGGCATTTTCCAAAAGCTTCTAGGTCTGTGCGGGAGTGTTTCTTCGTAAGAGAAATAATATGTATATCCCTCCATAGGAATTCCGAAACGTTTTGCCAGAATATCATTTCTTGTAGCTGGTGCTTTCTCAGCTCGTTCAACATCTAGCTGGATTGTTTCATAGCTGACTGTGATCGGTAGGTTAGGATTAGCCTTAGGCCACATGTCTGGGTCTCCAACTTCCTCTATGCTATCAAGCCTGTAATACCAAATACTAGTATGCCAGTTCTGGTATTCACCTTTGAGAATATCCATTAATTCCATTTTGATGGCGTCTCCACATCCATTACGGACGGTACCTTCCGAACTTACTGCTAAGATTATATATCCATCTATTTTGGCTGCACCCTGCTCGATCGCACCAATTGGATCTTCTCTCAATTCTCCAGAGAGCCATTCGTCAACCGTTGCTACTTTTACTCGTAATCCCTGAAGTTTGCTAATGCTCAGGGGTCTTATCTCTAGTAATGAGTCCGTAAGAAAGTTCTGTATACCTTTTTTGGTTGATGCAAGCTTCACACGGTTCGCTTTGGAACCTGTGGTGTTCTGTATAGAGCCTTCCGTTAAGAACTTGAACACCGGCCCTCTCGCTCTGGCTATGGCAGTACTAATTGCACTTGTAACCTCTTCAGCCTGTTTCATTGTTGGGGCCGTTGTAATCTGATGTGTCGTTGTTGTATCGACTGTCAGAAAATATGCTTGCACTAAACTCTCATATAACGATTTAGCATTACTTCGAGAAATAATGAGATACTGTTTATTGACTAGACGCTTTTTGACAGATTTTCTTACGAAATGTCCGCCTCGTCCAGAAGGGTTCGGTTCATACACCGATTTCTCGACATAGTAGAACCAACCAAATAATTGCTCTCCCCAAAGTTTAAACGAATCCAGTAATTTCAAGTCCGATCCATCTGTCAAGACCATTTCAGATTCACAGAAAGCGATCCAACCTTCTACAGCTTGGTCGTCGTAATATACACCGGGGTTAGCGATCAGCCAATCAATACGGTTCATCTCCATAGAGATCTCCCTGTTAACAGGAATCTCGCCATCCAGAACTTTGTCTCGGAACTCCCCGTAGTACCTAGGCGTTGCCGTATTGCTTAGCATTTACATCACCTACTTCTTTTTCTTTTTCGTACTCTTTGTTTCAGCTTTAACTGCTTCATTAATCATCTTCTGAGCGGCAGCATTGAGTTTACCCTTGATATAAACTTTTCCTTGTTCTTTCACAACTTCTGTAACTGCAGGAACAATAATATCTTTCATAGCTTTATCAACTAACATCTTTGGTAATGGCTGCTTCTGCGGATGGTTTTTAAGGTATGTGGCTTCCATCTGATCTCGAGTATTTATTCGTTTAAGCTCTTCATCAGATAAAGTTTTTACATATGCCTTTTCGTTTCTGTATTTAGATTTTTTTTGTTTCTTTTTATCAAGTTGGACTGCTTTGGTTCTTTCTCTTCTTTTGTTATTTTGTTTTTCAACTCCACTCTTTTTAGAAAAACTTTTTATAAACTTTTCACCAGCTTTAGCCGATGATCTAAGACTTTGATATGGTTCCTTCCCAGATCCCCATTTGTATCTTCCGGATCGTCTTGGTAATCCGTAATGTGCTAGATAATAGTCAGAGAATTCCTGATTGTTGACTAAGAAGTCTTTTACATCATCTGCTGAGTAATTAGTCATCGTCATTCTCTCCTTTCTTATCATCTTCGGAAACAGGATAGTACATTATGTACAATCTCCATTCCATTTCCTTAAGTTGCTCTTTCAAACTGTCCATTAACGAACCACTTGTTGGCGGATCGAATAACAGACGAGTTTTGATGTACACATAATCTTTTATCAAACTTGACTTCTGAGTGTCCTCTTCGAATTCACTCCAGACATTATCCGGACCAGTGATTCGGTATCCTTCTTTCGGACCAACTCCTAATTGAGTGAGAGCTGCAAATGCAGAATTGATATGAATGGTTAAATCCAAGTCAAACTGCTCAAAGTCGTCAGGACATCCAATAAGCTGCTTGATAGTCTTAAGAATGCTCTCTTCCATTGAATTCCTCCTCAATGTTTCCAAGGGCATGTATCATTTGGTCTCCTTATTACAGGGCCGCTACGAACATTTGTATCGTGTCCATAGTGTATGGCATTATGTGTTTGATGGGTTGTTGTCACAACGTTATTCATGTCGAATACCATTGGGTCTCGGTTAAGTATCATCTCTTTGGTAACTGGATTTATGTGATGTATCAACGGTCGTGTTTGTATCTCGTATCCTTCAACACCTAAATCGCAACCGCCATCTCTGACAATTACTTTATGACGAAACTCTCTCCATTCGCCTGATGAATATAATGCCTGATTAACCCATCGGTCATAGCCGAATGTCTCGTACCCAACTGAACCAGACAGCATTAAGTATTGCAGCCGTTCTTCAAACGTAGAATACTCGATCATTTTCAAATATGATCGTGACATTGGACTTGATCTACTCATCTTCGATACCCTGGTATCTACGCATTGCTTCAATTGCTGCAGCGTATCTCTCTTCGCTCTTAGCAGAAGCTTCCAATGAATCGATTTTGGCTTTTGTCTGCTTAGTTTCTTCTCTGAGCTTATCCTGTTCCAGCTGCTCTCTTGAAGAACCGAGTTTTAAGAAATGCGTAATGACCTGTGATGAGGCTGTGCCTTCACGTAACTGCTTTTCAGCAGCATCGAGTGAGAGATTTATCAAGTACTGTTCCCTGTCTTCAGGAGTCATAGGAACCCTTGAACGCTTCTTTGCGGAAGTAGCTGTCGCTGCTCTTCTTCCCATATACTTTCGTCTCCTTTCTAATATCTTTTGCCGAGATGTTGAATACTTTACGTACTCTCTATAAGAGATCTAGGTATGTTTTAATAACCCTGAAAGGAGTCTTCAACTGAAAGAGGGTCCTTCTATGTGCGACAAAAGAAGACCAAGATCCCTTATAGAGAGGGCGTAAAGCTGTCAATCTAAAATCCATTTTGACAGGATTTTGACCTGTCTCTTATACACATCTCCGAGCCCACGAGACCAGAGAGGATCT